CCTTACTTCTGCCCTCAGTTGGCTCCTAATGAGTCTCCATTCTGGGTAGGAAATCCTTATCACAAAGATGGTTTCTGGCCACGTCCTGGATTAGCTTCGGGTCGACCTGATGTACCTGACCTCGGCAAGCTTTGGATGACTTTTGTCTACATATGTATGATCGATGATATCACACATGATGTTCTAGAAACAAAAGGGAATCCTATGGCTTCCATACGACATTTCCTTAAAGGAGGTTATCGTATTAAACTGCTGGACATGGGTGATGACGCTGTTATTGGCGGTGATGAATCCTCAAAACCGTTCAAAATCGAGCTTGCTCGTCGTATTAAGGAAGGTACTGCGTCCGAATATGCATTATTAGATGTTGAAGAGGTTGTCGCTTTCCTCGGTAATGTATTTAGGAAAGACCCAATCACAGGCGAGATTTTAATGCCTGAGCCTAATCCAACAACATTATTAGTTAACCGTATAGGTAGAGAACACAGTGTTTTAAATACTGCTCATGCTGAATATTGGGGTGCTGGATTGTTGTTAGCACTAGAACACTATGGTAAATCGTCCAAAGCTACTGAAGTATGGAGACATTTCGAAGAAATATGGCGTCACTTGCGTCCAGGTGAAGCTACTCCTACTATCATGGCTAAGTCTCATGCACGCATCAAACCGATAGGTGACATTGCTGGCGTGTCCGATGCCGACATTCAAGTGCTTCTGGATCCATCAAAGATTCACTATAAATTCACTGCTGATATGTTATCAGATTCGATTAAGGACAAGTTCACAACTCATGTCCCTTCGGATAAGATACGTACAGCATTCAGAAACTTATGTACAATACACTAAGGTTTAAATTATGGATTTAGCAATTAAATTCGCTGATACTTCCCTTCTACTCTCCACTACATTTGACACTGACAGTAAGGGTGTGGTGGGTCGTTTGTTTGGTATTCACTACCGTTTGGATACACGTACTACTACATTCCGCTCTGGATTTCTAGCAGACTCGAACACTGCTTGGGATCATATGTATACTAATGTTAGCAAATTACGTATTGGTGATAAAGCAAAGATTCCAATGTACATTCCAGCTAAAGATGGTCTGCAGGAATACCACTTGAATGCTGGAGAACACGTGGTTCTGGGTGCTACAGCTTCTGGTAAAACTACCACGTTGTTTGAAGGTATCAAACCCTTCCTAGATAAAGTTCCTTCTTCAGCTAATCAAGTACTAGTATTCGGTGAAGATTATATCAAAGATGCTCTCGACTTGTCCCAACCGGTTGAGCTATTTGTTGAACTAGCTAATCATATTTTACGTCAACTTGCATCTTT